GGAAAAAGTCTTAGCCGAAGGGCTAGACCCAAACACCAAGATCGCCCCAATCGGGGCATATCGAAGTGGCCTTCTTAAAGGAGACTCTATCACGCAAAGGAATGCGGTTGCCCTTTTCGGACAACTTAAACACTCCTGCGGTGACGAGTGAACGCGATGAGAATTCCCTTTTCTCAGGTATCGAAACGATATGCTGAAATAGGAAACCCTCCCAACCAAAAGTTGGCGCGCGTTCACCTGCTACAGGTGGGGAAGCTTCGTCGAAATTAACGACCAGGCCTCCATCACCGTATCCATCCGGAATTTTGAATCTAAACTCCGGAGGCACCCTACTGACTGCAAAATCGTACGCGGCTCTCAAAGACGAGTTCTCACCATAGGTCATAAGCCAATGGGAGGCAAGTCTTCTTAAGCCGTTTGCAATTCTGAGCCAATGCAGGGGCGTCACAGGTATATCTTTGAGATATACCGGTCTCACGTTGAAACCCATCCAAAAATCCTTGCCACAAGACTCCCTAAAGGGGCCTTTATGGAAAGATTTTTGTTTATTGACTACGAAACCGAGAAGGGCGAGTACACGAGTGGTTCTCAGATAGCACCCAGAGGGTATTATTAGATCATCACCCATGACATTTACCCAAAAGGGATTGTAGCCGAGGTTTTCTACCACAGACAACGAAATTGCCCAGAAGATCAGACTTTCGAGGTCAAAAGTAAAGCCATTCCCCTGTGACGAGAACTTCTCATAGAGATGCCACTCGCCATCAGGAAATAGCCCCTCATGACTTCTTATCAGATCAAGCCAGGAAAACCATTCCTCCCCTATCAGTTCACGGACCAATTCCTTGGATACCGTGTCTGACGCTGAGGTAAGGTCAATCGTAGCTAAACTCCCGTCCCTAGAGCCAACTTCGGCTAAGCCTTGGTTGATACTCTGGTCATTGAGATCTATCTGCGCTACTCTCTTAAGGCGTTTCCGGATCATCCGGCCAACTCCTAATTGAAAATAGCTGTTCAGATGTGGCTCAACGGCGATGGAACGATGAGTTTTCGCTGTCTTTGGCACGAAGGCTATCCGGTTTCCTCTTATGACACTAGGCAATGGTGTGACCCACGTCCCAGCATCTACGTCAGCTAGCAATGCCGACCAAGAGGGAAGGCAACTCAGCAACTGAGCTGCTTTAACTCGGAACTTTGGACTGACTTCAGGTTTACCCTGAAATTTGTTGACTGCGTCCGTGAACGAACCCTTTACAGAGGACGTTACACCGGGGCCCCAGCATGCTTCATCGAGGAGTTCGCTTACATTGAACTTTCCTAAAACGCTCGAGATTTTCCTCTGAGCCATCAACATGATGGAATTCAGGTAAGGGGCGCGAGCCCCGTCTCGTACACGTCTTAGTCGATTGTTCGTAAGCTTACACCAAGATTCAGCTAACTCAAAAGTCTTCTTAGCAACAGCCTCAGGATCTTCGCCGGTAAAACCTTTGAATTTCTTGAGATAATCTGTCGTTAGTCGATCCTTTGAGACAAGGAGAGCGGACGAATAGTCACCGTAGTCTACTATCTCCGGAAACTGTGGTAGTTCATTGCAGCGGTCAAAGACCGGTTTCTGCAATTTACCTACCGGCAGCAACCGATAGAGAGTAGCTACGTCCACCAAGGCTTTGTCCCTGGACAGAAGAGGCATCTGAAATACCTTCTTCCTTTTGTGAAGTTTGACTTTCACGATTTTCCTTTTGTTTGGTGCTGATGCTCTGCATCATTACCACAAGTGCCACAATCAGCACGATGAGAACCAACGCTTTAATGATCTCGCTCATGGACTTCTCCAAAGCGAGCAGTTTTACTGCTCGCTCAGTGTTAGCCCATTACGGGATCAAGACCAATGACTGCATTTTTGAACTCGTCCGAAAGGACGAAGCCCTTGATGTAGGCATAGTGGTCAGCGCGGGAGGCGGAAGAAGAGCGCTCAGGGAGCACTACTTCGATCGTTCCCAGGTTCGCATACGCGACGGTTGGGGCCGGGGCAATGCCGGTGACCGTGCTATTCGACACATTCTCCAGGACTGGGGTCTGGATCTTCACTGACACTTTCGTCGAGCGCGGAGCGCCCTTCGTGGTGCCAGGGAAACGCATGAACTGCGAGATTTTGTTGAATCCCACAGCGATACCACTGGACCGATCCTCCCACATGGCAACCGTTGTGTTGACGTCGTCTCCGTCGCCAACTTTACGTTTGCTGAAAGTGTGAGAAACCGGGGTGGCTTGGCCGTCGTTAAAGGCCAGGTTAGCAAAAGCAGTCATTGTGACCCTTTTCATTGATGATCAGAGGTGTTTCGCCATTATTGGTTTCGCACGTGACCAGGTGGAGACGCTGTTTTTCATTCAGAGCTTGACCGTAGTCTTGCCCTTTGTGAATAGTTGCGTCAGGAGTGAAGCAGCCGAGAGGAATTTCTCGACGCCCAGATTTGGATCAAACCTCGGAGCCATCGGCAGAGGGGCCGTGAAGTAAACCTCACGGACCTTACTGATGGCTTCATGGGACATTTTCGAACCAGTATTGGTTCGGACTGTCCCAGGTACAGTTCGATTCAAATCAGACTCAAAGAGGATTTCCTTGACAGTGGTAGTAGCGCCTCGCTTAAAATTCAGCCCCACAGTCGCGTCAAGTCTGCTGAGATAGCTCCCTATGGGAACAAACCAGTCGACAACGAAACTGTAAGGGACTAATTCCCAAGCAAGTAGCGCGGGGTTACTAATTCCTGTCGAAGAGAAAACATTTGAGACGTCAGTAGCCTCCTCGAACTCGAAGACTACTCTGCTACGGACATTCCTGGAGACGAAGTTCCTGTCGTAAAGACTGGTCTGCGCCACCTCGAATTTTTGTGCATCTTCAGCCTTGCCAGATACCCTCACCCTCTTCGGAAGGTGATAAGTGTTAGCAAGCTTTTCTGCACTTCCGTAGATATCGCTAAGCAAGGGTTGCCAACCATACTTGTATTCCAACCAAAGGTTGGGAAGCAGGTCAGCCGAAAAGTTTGACTTTTCGGGGCGAATAACGTTCGTATATCGTCTTCCGACGACATGCGTTCCGGTTGAATTCCAGATAGCAGTGGCCTTTCGGCCTGCTACCTGTGGTCCAACATTGCCACTAATGAGTTCCCTTGCACCCTTAAGGTTGCCCTGTTTCAGGGCCATAGCGAGATAAACCAGACGCATGACACTCGATGTCATGAGAGAGACGGTCTGTTTACGTTCGGCATATGCCTGCGCTAGGTTCACGCTCATGGCCTTACTTCTATCGAGGGCTTTCCCGAGAGCTAAGGATTTCGCCTTAGCATCATCTGGAAAAGCTTGAAAATATTGGTAAGTATCCACAATGCGCAAACCCGTTGCGGTCATTCCCCTTATGTAACCAGATGCTCCCTGACGAGTTCCGTCTTTGTAGTTGTCGCTCCACCCACCAAATTCTTCTTTACCCCTGAAGAACGTATGGGCGTAAGGGTTCCATGGTCGGTCGCGTTTCTTGAGATGCCTAAAGTTCGGAGTGTTTACCGAACTATGGACATACACAGTCCTGTAGGAAACCAAGTGTGGGTTTTCATGTAATGCAAAATATGGGGGATAATCACCGCCATACTGCGCATCTCCATTACGACTAAAACTTGGTACATAAGGCTCCCTTCGGGAGATCTCATGTTTTCCTACTGTTTTTCGCGGCTTTTCCACGAGTCGAGACAACTTCACCAACCGGGTATCCTGATCTTGACTTGGTCTCTGATCAAGAGGGATCGGTGCCTGTGAGCGATAAAGCTCACGCGCCTTGTCGATTGTTATTTTAGGGCCCCAGCATTGATAATGACGAACCCAGAAAGGGTTAATCTTACCAAGCCATGGGTTTTGGAATAACTTTGTGACAAAGGCTTTCTTGTAAGGCCTCCCGAAGAAAAACGCCCTATCTTTGAGCGCGATATTCTCACAAAAGTTCATAAACTCGCTACATGAGCGAATCACGAACAAATTTGAGGGTACACGCTCATCGAAGAACTCGTTTCTTTTCATCATAGCCTCGCAAGTTTAGAGAGCCCCAAAATTTCTTAGGGACTTACCACTCAACACTGTCAAGCAACGACTTAAGGTGACGCTGAAGCTTAGCAACAGTCGAAACCGTATATCCCTCTTTCTTATTCTTCAAACCATGCAAAGCCGTTTTAAGGTTCAGCATGGAAATATGAACAAAGATTGAGTGTCTAACCATGTCGAGAGAGTAATCTCTTCCGCGCATGGAGACGTTCTTGCCATCTTCTCCGTCCCACTTGATAAGCGTTTCGCCCATCAAGAAATCCATGAGATCGGTGGCACCCCAAAAGGTGCCAGTTTCGATTCCCTGGTAGGAACGAGCCGCATTATAGAACTCGTAAAAACGAGTTTCCGACAATGCGAACTGTTCCATCTGATTAAGCGTAAATGCGATTTTCATGTGAGCCTTTGAAGGTTGAACGGAGGTCCC